CTCATCATCTACATTAGAAACATTGTCATCTCCATAAGTTACAGACGTGACATGACTCCAATAGCCAACCAAATCTCCTGTAGCAGAAATATATGTGGCCACCAACAAAAATAGCGAATACATAGAATTAACTATGGTGGTGAACGGATGTCCACTAGGTAAGGATTTGTTCCATTGATATATGAAACGTTGATCCTTGCCCATACCGCCAATATGTCTAGAATGGACCAAATCCATCCATAAAACCTGCCTGGCTAACTGATTCTCTTTAGAATCATTATACCATTCGTTAATGTATTGTAAAATCAACTCATGAACACAAGGTTGTTCCGAAGAATCAAAAGCTTTAAAATCGCCATCAAAACATTTTTTGCCTTTTTCCTTTAAACGAGAAGCTAAAACGCTCCAATCGGAATAGGCACAAAGACCAGGCGCCATACCACTATACGTGTGGTGCCTCATGACGGCGCTACTAAAAGCGCCAAACATAACGCGCCAAGCGATAGTGTAATCTAATGGCGCTGATGAAATCAATCTTGTGGCAACAGCTTCAACTTTTGCCTTAGGCCTCAATTCATCTTTGAAGAAATCAACAAAAACATGCGATAATCTAATACCACGTTTTGCCGATTCAACCACATATTCAACTCGTGCTTTAAGCTCTAAAGCTTGTTTACCAGTTAAATCATAATCTTCCTTATCACCAAAAAACTCCTTTTTTCCATTTTTAACATCATAAACAAATGGAAAACCTGCAGCAGTTGCTCTAGGAATACTCCTAAATTTCTCCTGAGGAACGCCAAGAACACTCTCTTAAAAAGTATATAACCTCCGAGAATAATCTCGAGTTAAAGATGTTAAAGGTCGCATCGCAACATACATCGCTTGATCAAGCCATGGTTGCTCATAATGCAACAAAGGTGTTGCGTAAGGTTTGACTGCGTTGTTCATGGGAAATATCTTTTCACCATCTCTAAACACAGCAGACAAAGGCGCTGGATAACACTCATAATCTCCGATTATCCCAAATAAATCAGTAGGATAATATGAAGTAACAGGACATATAACTACTGATTTTTCAACCACACCAATAGATAAAAAACTGCCTTCTACTCCAAAAGGTAGCTCGTGTCCAGCTTGCATGACTACACCTCTCTCTTTCAAATCAGTCTCAAACTGATCATCAACAATTTCAAGCTCATCCAAAGCTTTTTTAATCATTTCTTGAGTTATAATAGAGGAATAACCAATTGCCCTATTTGCCATGCCAGCAACATGGACACCCATAACGCAACGACCACTATAAAGTGAATTGTCGAATACGCTAATAGGCGCTCCACAATCTCCCACTGTTGTAGGAGCATTGTATGCAAAATATCTTTTCAATTTTCTATTAACAATCGGAAGATCGGTACCCATCTTAATGGAATTCAGAACAAACACATTTCGGTGATTCACTTCTGCAATCTTCTTATTGTCATCTATAGAACAAATGTCAAGCCTGGCTCTGATACCAGACAAGTACTTAATGTCCAATTCTTTCATAAAATTGTTGACGATATTTCTATGAGCTCGTACGTTAGTAAATTTAACGAACTCAACATCATTGTCAGCATCACTTATTCTTTTAAGCCCCAAATAATGAGACACAGAATATTTATAAGCATGTGCTGGATGCATAGCGTTTCTAAACACAATAGTATCCGTTTCAACGATCTCTCCGTCTCTAAGCATTCTGCGAACATTAGCACTAAAATGCTCAGGCTGGACGGCTAAATCGCTGTTAATAAAGCAAACTTGTCCAATAATGCACTTCCCGCCATTCCCATACTCAACAAACATTTTATAAGTGTTTGCATACACATTGGAAACAACAGATGTGTCAACAGACTGTATCACGGCATCATTGGGCCTATACTTAACACCACGAATGGTTTGAGTAACAGGCCTATTGCTTTGATGATTAACGTCCTTCCTTTTAAAGAAGCTAGCTAATACTTTCCATATACCAGTCAAAACTGCCTTAACAATTTCAAAAGTAACTCTCAATGCGGCTCCAACTGCAACAAATTTCAAACAAGTTCTTAAATTTAACTCCGCGTTCTTACAATAATTGATATATTTACCGAACCAACTTTCCATTTTTGTCTTGAAAAATCTAGCTGTAACCTTCACCTTAGGATAAGGATCCAAAGGAGGACATCCATAAGTTTGAAAAGGAGAAATCATGTCTCCGCCCTGCAATTCTGGTTTAAATCCACCAACAAAATCAGCAAGAAAATTTTTCGTAACATTATGGTTTTCAGCTCTACGCTTCAAATCATTAGACATCTCAACAATTAATTCCCTCAAAGGAATATCGCCAGGAGTGTCCAAACCAGTAATAAAATTGTGCTTCACAACTGTCCAAACATGCCAAGGAAAAGCATCCAGCCCTTTGGCCAAAGTCTTGCACCTGATAAGCTCAGATTCAAACTTAGCATAATCTAATTTGCCATCTAAGGAAAACTCGGAATTAAGCTTAAGAGTATAAGGAAAATTCAGTCTTCTGGCTACAGCTTCAGGTTCTTGTAGCACTATACGTGCTTCTGAATTGAAGCTAGACAAATTTGTAGTCCCAAATATAAATTTAGACCCAAAGAATACCTTACCCTTAGATTGCAAATCCGCAAAGTTAAGCGGAAAAGACCAAGTGCCTACCATTCTAATAATAGAAAGGTACTCGTTCTCCTTATCAGTGGAATCAGCTCTAGACTGAAATGCATCATCCATAACCAAACAAATTTGATTAGCATAACTGTTCCAATATTCACTGGTACCCTTTTGCCAAACGTTCTTTGTAACGTCATCAAATGTACTACCTTCAGGCAACAATCCACTCAAAAGCATGACTGAAGCACACAAAGGCATAGCCATCAACGTCTTACCAATGCCAGGCGGGCCATACAACATACAAGCAGCAGGC